CAAGTGAACGCAAGGCCAGTTCTTTTCAGAGGGTGGTTCGGGGCGCCGAGCAGTGCGAAGATCCTTGTAGAAGTCTGGATCGCATGACTCGTTGTCGTAAACAAAGTTGATGCATGCCTGCAATTCCATGTCGGCCGCCCATTTCACTAGTGAGTCGATTTCTTCGAAGGACAACATCCAACCGTTAATGGCGTTACTCTGGTCGGGTGATGCCTCCTTGATTATGCGGATTTGGCAGTTTATTTGGTCTCGGGTGAGTGTCAACGGATTAGGGTCGGTCATTGTGGTTAGATCGTTGGTTGGCGGAATGTTGTCTCGTGATTTCATACGACTGAGTGTATTAAGCACTTTTCTAGGTGTTCTTTTCGAAGGTTATCCCAACACCAAGCTCTTAAGTCTTTTCTGGTTGGTTTTTCTGCGTGAGTGTCGTACCAAAAGGCCAAGAACTCCGCTTCCATATCGAGTGCTGCCTGGTGCAGGGAGCCTGGTCCTCTAGCGTCCATGATTTCTTGGAGAGACATGACTATCGGTTTCTTCTTTACCTGGTCTTCGTTGTTATTCATCGGTTTCAAAGAGGTACTCATCGCATATCATCATAATAAAGAGTCATTCTACGGTCGCATATCTTGCACTTGTAGTATTCGCAATGGAAGTCGGACCATGTTTCTAGCATGTTCGGGCATGACCATGACTCTTGTTCGGTGTTGCATCTTGTGATTTTATCGGAGGCATTATTCATCTTTATTATAGGTCGATGCCCTTAGCAATTTAGGGTGTGAGATCATTTCGGAAAGCAACCCATAGCCGCCTAAAGACATTGTACTCACAGAAATTGTGAACCCTACACCTGATGTCAAAAAGTTTGTCATTGGTTGATAGGTACCTATCATTCAAAGAAGCATTAGTGCTTAAGGCATCGTTGAGTTTTTCCTCTAGTTTACAGTTTATATTTTTGTAAGCTAGGGTATCCTCTTCTAACTTACTGACTTCGGCTGCCCATTCTGCCCTGAACGGTGCAGACAGAATCTCTTTTAAGGCAGGCTCAACCGCAAATAGGTGGTATTGGGTTTGTCGATGGGGTTTGTTAGATTGATTTAGCAGGGGGCCCGGAAAATTAATTTTCGAAAAGCTGCCAACATGGTGCAAAGGCAAATCGATAGTTTCGGACGTAGGGATCCGAAGCGGTCCCCCACCCACGACCCCGTAAGTCAGGGTGGGCTCATCAAGTGGAAACGTTCGGACCGTACTGCTGCAAGACTCAACAGGAACGACCTTGGCGTCTAAGGTATAGATTGTGGCAGTTTGCATCTTGTTGCTGGTAGATTATGCGATGGTATTCGATGGGTGGGCAATCAGATGGAAGGCCGATAGAACCCGACACCAGCAACCTCTTCCCAAAGCTGCCGCATCGTTACTAGTATAGCAGCTTGGTGCTTAGAGTCAAGCAGCCCGAAATCGTGCCGGTATCGCATTGCCATTGATTCTAGGAGGGCCGGGTCGGGCTGTATGGGGAAGTTAATAGCTTTGTCGTTTACCATATCAATATTAATCGCATGATGGTCGTTAATTCCCGATTTGGACACGATCCAGTCCCCGTCCCAGCGCTCAAAGGTGATCCATCGTAAGGTGCCAGGACATTTGGTTACTCTCAGTCTGTCACCTCGCTTTAGGGTGGTTTTGGCCTGAGCTGTTGCTAGTTTGCAAATACGTTTCCTTTCGGAGTGGTCGGGTGTTTCAGTTTTAGGGTCTTGGGCAAGTTCTAAGTCAGTCATTGGGAGGTGGTATGTATTTAGTTTGGGCGGCGATTCCAGGCTTTAATCAGCGGTTCTGGTGTATCTCCTGCAACTTCCATGCTGGCGGGGCAATCTTCACACTCTGCTCACCATGTTGGGGGGCGTAAGTATCTCCGTGATAGTCGGTGCAGTGCGGGCCTCTAAGGTTTATACTTCCGCAATGGGGACATGGTTTGAGTGTGGTTGTGGACTCTGTGTCTTTCATGGTTTTTCGCTTGTGGTTGTTGAGGAATCTCTCATTATACTCTTAAAGTGATTCTTGATGTCATCGTCATCAATGCTCACATGAGTTCTGCCAGGGTACTTTCTTCTTGTTTTGTCAAATGGCCCATCAGTCTCATTAGCCATTCGTGCAAGTTGGGAGGGAGAATATTGGCCATACAGTTCCCAAATGCGCCTCAAGAGTGGGATTCTGGAGTCGTATTCTCGAAGAGTTGGGTAACCGTCGAGGAGTGAAAGGCAGGACGGAATTGGCCCACTTCCAAATTCTCCAGCAAAGCTATAAATACTTTGAAATCCAGGTCCCCATGGCATCATCGTCACTACTTCACTAATGAGGGGCTTACCGTATAGAGCCAGGCTCCACCCGTAAGCGAAGTATACGAGTTTTTGCAACTTGGACAGCGTGATTTGCTGGCCATCTCGCCTAGCAGCGTCTATGAACCAGTTTGCCACGGATAAGGTATCTGAGTTATTCATTTTTCGAATTATTCCGGAGCAACATCAAAACGATGAAGCTCGTTTAACATTCTAGCATACTTTGATTCAATGGCCCAATGATCTACAAAAACACGGCAGCTTGGGTGGGCACCCTTTAGCTGCATCGTTCGGAAGTCAAAGGATGGCAAGGATGCGGACGTTTCGAACTTCACACCTAGGGCACTGGCTTCCCCTGCCCCGAACAACCTGTCTGCCATCTCCTCCATTTGGAAGATATGCCCATGGTTAGCAGCTATGACATAGACAGCCTTTCCTTCTTTCGCCAATTTGAACGCTTCGGTTAGCATCCTTGTAGTTCGGCCAGTTTGTCTGTGGAGATCAGGGGGTGTAGACATGGGTGTTGGTTTGATGATGGATGCTTCAACAATTTGTTTGACTCTTTCTGGATTTCGGTTAAGCTCTCTGAGTGCCCGTAGTGAGGCATTTTGCTGGCGGAGATTTTCCGTTTCTGCCCGTATGGCGGCGGTCTGCCTGCGGATAATCTCAGTTTCTTCATGAAACTCCCTCAGCCAATACGGGATTTCAGTCATGTCAGAAAGTCCTGATTGGCTTGTCTTAATCTAATTTCGCAAGCTTTCAACCAAAGGGCATCGCGGCCAATTCTGTCGGCGATTGTTTTCAGTTCGGACACATCGCATGGCACTTGTAGCCAAATTGTCTCTGGGTCTTTGTTTGGGGCGAATCCATGGTGGAACCGGTTTGCTTTTATGCAAAGGTGCCCGTCCTCATCCATACCGTACTCCTCCCCACTGACATCCGTCACGGTATTTCCCGCCAGCAAAACTCGAAGTAGGATTTCTATAGGTTCTTTCATAGTTATAGGTGGTTGGAGGGGTGGTGAGAATTAACCTCGCCCTGTATTACGAGCCGAAGTGTTTCGTCGTGAACAAATCTATGGTACAAATTTAGGGCACTTGCGAGCACTTCTGCTTTGCTTTGCTGCGTCTTCACAGCAAGTTCGTTTACGGTTGCAACGAAACTGTCTTCGAAGGGCGCTTCCCCCTCTTCATCCGATCCGAGGTCTGCTATCGACTCTTCAAAAGTAAAAACACGCTCCTTGCCTTGCTCTACTCGGTCAGCTACAGCAATAGCTAAGCGAATTTCCTCGTCAGAGAAGTCCTGTTCACCATCGGCAATCATTGCTGCAAGCTTTTCGTCTTCATCGAGATCTGGCGGATCGGCAAACTCTCTCTTTCTCGCTTGATCTAGGCCATGCTTAACGGAGGCAAGAGCTTTCTTATTACGGAAAAGCCATGCCTCATGCGTCGGTCTCGCTGACGTAATGGTAATCTGTTGAGAAAGAAAATCACCGATAATGTGCAAAAAGTTAGACCACCTGAAGTATCTTCCCTTAGTGCAATAAAGGCGTTTGCCAAAAGCGTCTGCATGAATAAACAACCGATTCTCTTCCAGTATAATTTTCACTAAATCAGGGTCTAGTTGTAACTCAAACGCTATACCCCTGGCAGTGCGCCAGCAGTCTTTAGAATTATTTATGAGGTTCCTTATGCTCTCAACTTCTATGGATGGCCCTACAATTACAGTCATATCCCAAGCCCCACAACATCACGCAAGGTGCCGTCCGAATCGCGAAGAATCACATTGCCCCCCTGCCGACGGGTATCTATTGCTTTCTTATAGAGAGCCATGGCACGGCGGAAGATTTCACCACGGGAATGGCCTGTTTGTTCAACAAGGTCTTGCATGTCCTGGGCAAGGTCGAGTGGCATAATTACATTGAATCTAGTTTCCATTGTCTTTCATCAATGAGTTTTCTTGAAACTTAGCGGTGGCTTCCTGTAACTTTTTGATTTTCTGCTCTATTTCATTTTTATTGCAGCATCCAGAAAGATAGTAACCTAAAAGATACCCGATCATATCTAATTCTCTACAATTAGTGAGCAAATCAGATAATAAATCTCCTGCCTCTCTGTTTGTAAGTGGGAATTGTATTGGTTCTTTCTTAGGGAATAAAAGGTTAGTGATTTTATTAAAAAGGTTCATTCTTATCAGTCCTCCAAACATCCGTTGGAATCCTCTTCGTCTACTAGTGGGGCATCAAGGTCGATTTCGATACTCCCGACCAAAAAGCAGTCGTTCTCTGCAATTTCCTGAAAAGAGTTGGTCCTGCCGGGGCTGTAGCATTCGGGTTTTTTGTGGGCTTGAAATTCCATCAAAAATCACCTCCGTTAATCTCTTGCAGCCGGGCCATAATCTCCATGTAGAAAACATGGTACTTTGTCATTCGGGCAATATCCTTCTCAGTTACACCTTTGAGGCGGCGCACATCGGTGTTATGTCGAAGATCGCAGAGTTTCACCCTCATCGCATCCTCATTGGCAAAGACCCGATATTTGTATTCATCGTAGGTTTCCCCCGGAAGCTTAGTCAGGGCACGGATGCCTTCGATTACCCTGTGGGTGAACCCCAACTCACGCAACTCCGCATACGTCACTTTGGTATCTTCGATAATGTCGTGACCAAGTGCAATGCACTGGAGGCACTCATCGTCGGTTTTCAGTAAATACATCACCTTCAGTGGGTGAAGGATGTAGGGGTTTCCGCCTTTGTCAAACTGACCGGCATGGGCATTGGTTGACAGCACAAGCATTTTGTTGAGGAGTTGGCCTTTGGTGGTCATGGGTCGGAAGGGGACTACACCATTACTATAGCGTTTCTGCATTGCAGAAACAAGGGTGTGAACCGAACTGTTCTGGGTGGTTTACCGACCCTTGGCTATTTAGGGTAAATCATCTGTTGGCTCATGGAATTCGCTCATACCGGTAGTACTTAGGCAAATTCCCTCAACCCACTTATATGTGATGACTTCCTCAAGCTCATCCAGGGAATCAACTTGTTCGACGCCATAACGTTCGCAAACAATATCGACGTTCCCCTTTCGGTGGAAGCCTTCAGGGCAGCATACGACCAGCTTGTTGCCCCCATTGGCAGCGTAAATCCCAAGCTCCAATAACGAAATCGGACTCATGGTGCCTGGTGCCAAATACATAACGACCAGATTCGCCTGAGCCAGGGCATCAAGTTCCCACTCCACTTGTTCACGGAACTGGGGATTATCAGCGCTTTGCACCCCTGTTGGGTCCCAGTTATCACGGCGAGGATTGTAGATGCCAATGTCAAGGTGGGCAAGGTTGCGTTCCATCTCAGCTTGCCAGTCAGGGGCAGCACCCATTTCGATGGATCCAGCGAGAAAGACGCTGTAGCCCTGCCATTTTGGCGGGAGTGGTGCGGGTGGTTTGTATGTGGTTGCCATTTCGGTGTTGGGTGTTGGGTTTTAGGGGGATTCAGGCCAAGAAATTACGAGGGTAATAGGCCTGCTCTCTTTCAGTTGAGCCTGATACCCGTCATCTCTCAGAATTCTGAGGACTTCTCTCATTACATAGCCATCATAGTGAGTAAGGTAAATGTAAGTAATTTTATTGCGAGATTCAACTTCTATCCGGATCTCAGAATAGCACAATTCCAGAAAGTTAGTCAATTCTCCGATGTCAATATTGTCGAGACACGGTTTGGAAGATTCGCGGGCAGCTTCTGCGGCGGTGATTCGGTTTGAGATTTGTAGTTGCATTTTGGTTTTGGGTTTTGGATTATTTTTAGGAGGATACAGGCTTGACGCGAGCCCGGACGGCGCCCGGCTGCTGAGCGGCGGGTTGCATCGGGGCGGCGGGTTGCATCGGGGCGGCGGGTGCTGCGGCGGCGGTGATTCGGTTTGGGATTTGTAGTTGCATTTCGGTTGTATTAAGGGTGATTTACCAGGAAATTGTAATGTGAGTACTACCGGAGGTTTTAACTTTATACCCGTCGTCTTCTAGAAATTCTATAACTTCTTCCTTTGTATGGTCGTTGCAGTCTTCAAAAAATACAGTTGTGTACCTGGACCCGTAACCGTAACAATTATCTACTTCTCGTTTGATTTGTGAATAGCTTTTTTCTAAAAGCTTTACCACAGACTCAATATCCACACGTTCGGAAACGGTTGGCATAGATAGGGCAGCAGCTTCTGCAGCAGTAATTTTATTTTTAATAGATAGCTCTACTGTCAGTTTAAAAGTGAAGTAGTTCATGTGTTTTTGGAGATCTGTAATTCATTAAAAAAGGGGGGCAGGGTTAAATAGCCAGACAGTTAGGAACAAATTGCTGTGACCGCCAATGCTTACCAGTCTGAACATGGTTGGCACGGACAAACTTTGCCACAGAAGTGCTAAAGTTGTCGTAGTGAAAGGAATCGGCAAGGCGAACGACATAACCCTCTGTCTTGTTAAGGTCCATGTATTTTGCCAGATTACGAATAGCAACCTCGTTCCAAACCCCTGAATAAATAACAGGGACGGAGGTGATGCCCAACATTGCAAAGTAGTCTACAGTATCCTTCCAAGACGGTGCCTGGTTATCTGCGTCCCAGAGGCTAAACCCGTAAAAGTATGACCGAAGGTTAGTGTAGGAAACAGAATGTTTCGCCCATAGGTTCTCACCACAGATTCGCCACCCCTCAGGGATTTCACCACGGATCGAAGCCCAGAATTGCTTTACCCAAGCCCGGTCCTCACCACCTTTACTATCCATGCTGCGAGCATGTATGTGGTCGCGGTACATCGTAGTATTCTCGCCGTCCATCTTCTCGGTGACAATCACTTGGCGGCCCTCAAAATGAGCGACGGAAGGAACAACCTTATCGTCAGACGTGACAGCTTCGGACCACGGGAGGTGAAAAGTCCGAGGATACTTGGTGTAGGCTTCCATGTCAGTGTCTCTGGTCTTGAACTCACTATACCGGTTCTGCCGAGCAGAAATAAGGGTGGAAGCCGTCGGCTTCCGTTCGGTTAACCGTTCCTAACAGAAATCACTTCTAATTCTGCTCAGTCAAAGGGGGTAACGGTAGGGGAACTGCTCCAGGAATGGGTTTCGGGACTCCTATCTTCCGCTGCTTCGGTGGTCCAACCTGGGCGTCTGCTGAAAGCCCTTGATAGGCGGGTTGATCAAGTCCGGGGCTTAAAAGGGTGGGACCAACTACAGAGGTATTGGCCAATTCCGCAAACTCAGGAGGCAAGCTAGGAGGGGCTGAACCTGGAGGGGAGATACTTACAACAAGATCGTTAAGGCAGTCCGTGTAGGGAGGCATTACGCCCGTTGACATGATTCTCTGAGTGAGGTTGGTTCTTTGATTATGCACCCAGGTAGAAAAAATCTGTGAAATCCGGTCGGCCCAAAAGTCCGCATTTTCCGAGTCGTTTCCTTCCTGAAGGAAAGCGTCTTGTAGTTGACTCCACAAAGAATTAGACTTTTGCTCAACTCTATTGAGTTCGGCAGTCAGAAAAGCGATCTGGTCTTTCAGCTTTTCGATAATCTCTTGAGAATTTGACATTGTCGATTTCAATCGTTGTTGAGTACGGTATGAGTGTACTTTTGGGCAAGGTTGTTCATCCGAGTTTGCATACCTTTCATCCAAGTTTCATTTTGGGTGTTATTCCTGGCTGCTCTTCTTTTCTCAAGTTCTTCGTCGCTGACTCGAACAAGAACAAGCGTCATGTTCCCCGTGGCGAACATTGCATCTAAGGTAGGGCTGTTCGACAGCCTCTCCCCTTCCGAAAAGACCTCCCAACCCACGTACCTTTCAGAATTATCGAGTAACCATTGGCGAAACTCAGGGCCAGCCGATTTCGACCACGTGTCAGTGCCAGAGAAAGTTCTTTCGTCGTAGCACCCCAGGATAATAATCTTTTGTTGAGGAAATTTATGGTAGGCTACGAAACCCTCTTTGACAAACTCGTCTGCTTCGGCGGAACGGAGAGTTTCGAGTTTTTGTCGCATTAACGTCGTCTTCCCGGAACCGGGCACTCCAAAGTAGTGAGTTAGTTTCATGTGTGTGAGTGTGTTACAAGATGAGTATAGCCCTACAGGTTCCCAGTAAGCGGAGTTAGTTCGCTGCCATGCCAAAGGAAGTGAAAAGTTCCTTGGTCAACGAAGAGGTGCATTTTTGTTTTGTCAATTTTGTCTTCTTTGCGAAGACGCCCGTTAGAGCACTCGCTGCGGCACTGATGCAAAACATTCCAATCAATACCTGACCAACCATCTCTTTCTGCCTTGGCAATTTGCTCAGAGACTCGATCGTTGTAATAATTGATATAACGGCCGTTAGCTGTCCGGAAAACTTTTTTGTAGGAGCACAGACAGGTTTCAAGGGCGAAGTTGTCCATGTCGCCTTGGAAGTCGGGCCACCGCGAATGTGCTTCTACAAGCAAGTCAGCACCGAAGCCCTCTAGCCAAGCGTACTCTGCCGGAGTCAACTTTTGATTAACCCAGTCATCTTTTCCAGCCGCGAAGCAAAGACCGTTTCTATGGCTTTTACTACCTGAGTAATCGCTCAAAAATAGAGAGGGGCAGTCTAACGGCAAATTACACGTTTGCTTAAGAGTTTGTAAGTAAAAGAAGGTGGTGTACCGACCGAACTTGAAGAATTTCTTCATAACCAAGTTCCAGATTGCCCAGAAGTTCTCTTCGGGAGAGCCTTGGCATAGTTCCCAGAATTTGTCTCTCTGAGTACTCTCACCAACCCAATCGTGGTAGCTCGCATACATTGCTGCCAGGTGTCCACGCGACCACTTAGTGTCTTTTTCATGGCGAATTCGAGAGTAATTTTCACCAACGAAAGTGTCGAATCTTTCTACACTTGCTAACTCTTCATCAGGAAATTCCTGCTTAACTGTCCAGGCTGTGGGTAAATTATACGTGTGGAACAGCCAAGCGAACCAAAGCTTTTCTTCGGTGCTATGCTCATAACGGTCATTCAAGTACCGCATCATCCATAGACTAGGGTCTGTGTCGAGCGCCGCCGTTGAGGCAATCCACCACTGCAAAAAACCCTCCCTTCTATTCTCTAACAATCGGTAATCAACATGGCCTCTAATATTTTGTTTTGTTGCTC